TACACTTACTCAGAAACAAGCAGATATTATTTTCCGTGATATTAATATTGAACAAAACGGATTTCATTTACTTAACTATCTAGCTTATTGGGCTTTGCGTATTGGTGGTTTTGTTGCATGGAATGGTCACCGCAAGCGTAACGCAAAAGTTGGAGAATCATAATGTTTATGACGTTAGGTTTTATATTAGGCTTTGCTCTAGGTTGGATTATTCGTTGGAAACTGGATGGCATTATCGACTTCTTCAAAAAGGAGTGATTTATGGCATGGTTTATACTCTTTGTAATGATGCAGGCACCTGCTGAGGAGAGTAAAGAAATTTATACAATCACAAGCATAGCTTTTATGTCTGAAGAAGAGTGTCGTAATTTTGTTGGTGAAAATAATCGAATCTTAAAAGATCATATACTCACTGTCTATCCATTAAGACCAGTCGATAATGTTTATTGCATTAGACAAGATGTATTAAATGAGACATTAAAAGATTTTAAGAAGAAGGTAGACTGAAAATTTAAATCTAATAGATATATTATGTATACAGGAGATGCACATGCACGATCCAGATCACTTGAACGAAATTGAAATATGGAAACATAATCACACCTGGTATGACGAATATGTGATGGGAGCAATTGATCTTCTTTTAGAAGAAATGGAAGATGATTTTCCAGAAGCTCGTAAAATTATTAATAAAATTAAAAGAAACTTGGAGAACTAATGTCTGACAGAGATTTCTATACTTTAAGAGAAATGGTCCGTAAATTGCAACGTAGAATAGAATATCTGGAAAAGAAATTAGGGGAACGAACGACATAAGGAATTAAGGTGGCAGATAAGGATCTCGGCGAAGAGTTAGAAAATATTGAAGAAGGCATTGAAAACTTAAAAAATAAAGAGTTTAGATTATTTGGTATCAAGGTAACACCATTAACAATCTCAGCTCTTATCGCTGGGATTGGTTCTGTGGTTGGTGCTTTATATGGTGGTTTTCTCATGTATCAAAAAGTTGAACAAGCAATTGAGTTTGTTGAACAGCAGCAAGAATACGAAGAAAAGATTGCTGGGTTTGAACAGAGAATGGAAATCATTGAGACCAAACTTGAAGAAGCAGTTGACTACACACGTGATATCAAATCAGGTTTGAGAGATGATTTACTCGGTGTAGAAAAACAAGTGGACCGTATGGAAGATAAAATACGGGAAACAGAAGAAGATGTTAGACAATCAATTGCTAATGCTGAAGAACGATTTGAAAATAAAAGGGACGCTCTACAAAACGATTACGATGAAAAGGCCAATCGTCTTGCAGAACGTAATGATAGTCTTAGGACCGATCTTGAAAACAAAGTTGAGCGAGATTTATCTGATCTTGAGGATCGTTTGAATAAGAAGCTTCAACGGGCTCTTGATAATCCTCTGGCAAATTAAGCTTAATGATGTTTTTTTCATCATGAATGTATAACTGAATCAATGCATAGTGAAGGACCTTTAATAGGTCCTTTCTAGCATCTGCATGAGTACCTTTCTTACCATAACGTTGAGCATATTTCATGACGTTACCAATACAAAATCCAGTTCCGTGTCCGCCATCAATAATAAACTCAGTTGCTTGAAATTTATCTTTTGAATAATGCTGACCATAGGTTGAGTTAATATATTCTTGAAACTGACGAATCAATTCACCTTCATTATATTTGTAATCAATCATCTTTTTTCCTTCTCAAAACATTATATGGATCTACTTGATCCAACCATACATTACCAAGTGCTGCAACATAAGCATCATATGACTTCATCTGAAACTCAGTCTGTTTATCACCTGGAATAAAAATCTCCTGAAACTCATCAGGAGTAATATCCATTTCTATTTTAATCTTCATAATTTTTCAACTTCAACTGTTCCATCAGTGTAAGACCGATAGATGTTGCCTCCACATCTCCGAATGGAGACTAATAATTTTCTTTCACTAATCATTATCTACCACGTCAATATGGCCATCGAAAGAGTATCCAATGGCACGAAGAAACGATTCATACGCTTCTAGCATTTCGTCACGTAAAGCATGGTCTTGGACTTCCATCACAATACTTTTTACACCGGTAAATTCTTTGTGAATCTCTGGTACTTCATAAACAAATTTAATCATTAACCTTCCCTTTCTAAATCCCACTGTACTTTATTAGGTGGCGACGGTGGACTGTGGTGTCTTATTTTTCTACCAAGAACATAGCTTGCAATAATAGCTACAATCAATGATGTAAAAAATATTTCAATTGGTATCATTGGTAAAAATCTCTAATAACAATATTCCAATCGCAGGAAGCGATATCAATCCAACAAACCAAATGTAGTCATACCAATAAATCATTCTTGGCAATCACTTCCAGGATATATGTAATCACCGGCTGTAGTAAATTTTAGGTCGCCCATCTTTTCGGCTGATTCATCAACTATTTCTTGTGGGTATAATCTATAATATTGAAATGACTCTAAAGGATACCCTTGTTCGCCAATCCATTTTTCAAGATCAAACTGTGAGCTTAAAAATAGATCATAAGCTTTACCACCACAAAGAACTGCTTCTTCTGGTAAAGCTTTTGGAAATCCATATGCCCAACCCGCAGGAGTTGGATCAATCATTAACTCATATTTTTTCGCCACTGTCTTTCTTCCTCTTTGTCATACTCTTCACGATCAAAACCGATTGGAGTCACTTGCTTCATAATTAATTCATCACTCCATGAAGCAAAGTAAGGTTCTTCAGCACGAAAGTGATCGATAATTTCATTTTTTGTAACTATCGTATAATTTGATACTATTTCACCCATGTGCCGTTGAGTAAATTCCAGGGTATCACCCGCAGATACCTGCTTCTCGACATGGTAAAGCAGATCTTTATCTTCCACTTCATCTGGTACTTCAATGGCATATTTCATATTAAACATTGAAATAGCATTGACCATCACGTACTTACTCATAAAACAAAGTCCTGTACAAATCCGACTATACCTAGACTTAAAGCAACTAATAAAAATACTTGAGCCATTCGCATTGCAATATAATCACTCATTGTCATCCTCACTTTTTACCATCATCCATAAGATAAACAAGCAGCAGATTAATCCTGCAACAAATTCCATCACTGCCCCTCTGTTAAAAATTCAGGGTCTGGCTCGTTATTATTGTTGATCTGCTCATACAGATCTGCATTAACTGCGCCATATTTTTTAATAAAGTCTTCTCTGGACATATTAATTGCATCTTCTTGCATGTCAAAGAAATCATTACCCATCTTACTCATTGCTAAATTTCCCATCGGTGTACATTAATAATGCTACTGTTGCCATTACTAAACCTAGCACGATTATTGAATCTACAGCTGCGGCAAATGTGCCACCCACAGCCGCAAGTGCAGCGTAAATTCCATATCCTTTACCCATTATCAAATCTCCTTTACCATTTTAATTATACAATCTGGACGACGGCGATTCTGGTATTCGTACGCTTCTTGTTTGTCACGTGTATTGAATACAACATTGCCATCTTTATCTACCAAATGAAATCTCATTAAAATTCTCCACTTGTTCCATATTTGTTGTAATACGCAAGGGCACCACGATCATATGCAGTCGAGGCCCGAAGTTTACGCATCTTCTCAAAAAAGTAATCTTCGCGCACAGCCTCGTGAATTGCCACCAAAGCCTTGATGTATCCACGATTCTGTGTAAAAGTTTTCAGGAGCTCATCCTGTTTCGCGAAGATTTCCTTAGCACCTGGAATATCGATATTACGCATTTTCGTTCTCCTCAGGAGTAGCTATTTCACCGCGCAAACCAAGCAAAGCTGCCATAGCTTTATGGGCGTAGGTTTTCTCAGAGTTAGTCATTTCGCCGAACATGCGATCCAAGTCTAACATCATCTTGTAAACCACTGCATCCATCATTTCATTTTTCATAATATATCTCCTCATTTGATGGTACCATTATACCATAACTAAAGTAAAAGTAAACACATTTTTTAAAATTAAAAATATTAATCATATGAAACACTTAGGGAATTCTTTTACCATGTTTATTAATTACTTTATATTCTTTGTAGTCCAATATTCGATCCAACCAATCTGGTAATATGCTAAATCCATTTTTGCCAACGTGAGCAATCATGCTGAACTTATCATCAAAGAATACCCAAGTATTCTTAACTTGACTTACGTTTTCGGGTGTTAAAGACCTGTGTGATGTGCTTGCATTTACCACGGAATTTATATCCTTTACAGGTGCAGGATTTTTTGGCTTTATTGACATGATGAATATATCCACTTTCGCTTTTAACTTCTATGATATTTTCATCATCATGTAATTCTGGCACAGTACCAATCAAATCAAATTTACGACGTGCCATATCAAATTGTTTTGGCTTTGAGAATTTATCCAGGCCACGAGAATAGTTCTCAACCTGAAACCAAACCAATTTGTCACTTTCGTTCACATAATAGAGATTTTCTGGATAACGAAAGCCATCCACAGTACCAGTTACTTCACGTAGAATACGAATCATTAGAATTTTCTCCATTCGCCGGAGATTAAAAGATATGCAATAGCAGCACCGGTAACCCCAAGAACCAATATCACATCTAGATAATTTGCAGTGTAACCCATAATATATCTCCTCATTTGATGGTACCATTATATCATATAGAGAAGCAATGTAAACCTTTTTTAAAATATATTATTTGTAAGGATTTGAATCACTTAGAGCCATAATATCATCCAGATTAACAAGTGTCTCATTGCCATCCGAATCTATTGTTTTAATTATCACGGGTTCATCATCTAACATGAGAGACTCGAGAAGGTCCAATAGTTCTAGAGCTTCATCTCGAAGTTGTTGTCCCTCTCTTTTTCTTCTATATTCATCCAGATCTATTATGTTTGACATAACTATACTCCACGAGTTCACCTCGGCGATTATAAAGTGTTAATGTTTCATTATTTGTTGCTTTGGTTTCATCATGCTTTTCATTATAAACCTCTGATATGGGTTCTATTCTACTGAATGGTGACCAAAGTTGGATAAATGGTTGGTAGACCGGTGGAAAACTATAGCTCATGTACAAACTCCGTGATCATTGGAAAAACTGGTTCAAGTGCTTTTGCACATTCTCTTGCAATTTCCATATGTTCTTTTTGAGTACCATTGGCAGATCTTAAGTCAATGTAATGAATCCAAGAACGAATTGTTCCATTCATATACATTCGTGACTTAGTCAAGCCTTCAGGTAGCAATGCTCGTGCCTGTTCCTTTGCAATACCCATTTTAATTGCTCTACGATATTCTCGGTTTACCATCCATTCAACACGACCCTGAATGCGATACCAATCGTTTCCTTCATCAGGTACTGCAATAGAATTTTGGCGATTCACTGGATCTTGTTCTCGTCGTTCTCTTTTCTGAAACATCTCATCAAACTCTTGATCCGGATTTGCATATCGCTGAGAGAATTCTTGGAATGAAAATGACCGATGCCTTAGGATTTGCCTGGCGATATCACGAGTCGTATCAATCTCGAGACACGCCGACGCCATTTCAAAGGGAGACCAATGTTTATGTTTAATAAGATAACGAAGTAATTTTTCATTTGTTTCCGTATTGTTTTGATTGGAAGGATTTGATACACGAGCACAGTACGCAATGGTTTCAATTAGATCCATTTCTGAATCGTAGTTCATTGCCTTACTATAACTAATCAAACGTACTGTCATATTTTCCATCCATTTGTATCAGGTTTTTCATTATTGCCAAATGTATTAATTGGTTTGTCCGGAATGGAATTATCTTGCATTAGATTTTGTTCCGATTCCTCAACATCATATAATCTCATTTTTGACCTATCAATACCAATGACAAATCGTTTATGGAAAGTTGGATCATTATATCTATTTTTCAACTGTTTGATCATCAGTTGTCCGACTTGTTCGAGTTCTTCTGTAGATATAAGTGCAAACATGAGGTCGGCAGTTGCAGGGAGACCAAACGATTCTGATGTGTCCTCAAGGCCAACATCAGAGTTGGAATAACCGGACCTGGTCGTCTGGGTTGCCGATACAATAGGTACATCGAATTCCACAGCGAGTCCCCGTATTTCTTCAGCAATGGCTTTAATATAGTTGTAGCTGTTGATTGCACCACCCATTCCTTTCATTCGTGAACTGGCACATATATTTAGGTAATCTATGAAAATTACATCAGGAACAAACTGCTTTTTTAGTTTTAATTCATTAAGTAACCCACGGAAGTGAGATGCATTTGCCTGACCTGTTGGATATTCCTTAATGATTAATCGTCCAGTTGTCTTACGAGAAATGTCTGCAACCTTGGTTGTGAACATATCCTTAGACATTTTGTCCAATTGATCGATAGGCACATTTAATAAGTTAGCATCAATCCGTTCTGCAATCCTTTCCTCTGCCATCTCCATGGT